CTGCAGGAACTTCGACCCCGTTGGTTTGTCATCGAGAATGTTCCCGGACTTCTCAGTAGCAACCGAGGGCGAGACTTTGCAGAAGTCCTCCGCGTTCTCATGGTCGAGTGCGGGTATGGGATTTGCTGGCGTGTGCTCAACAGCCAGTTTTTCGGAGTCGCCCAACGACGCCGCCGCGTGTTCATTGTCGGATATCTTGGAGCCCCATGCCCCGCCACGATTCTTTTTGAGCCCGAAGGCAGCGGCCGGGATCCTGAGACGGGCGAAGAAACGTGGGAGAGAATTGCCGGTCCACTTGAAGGCGGCGCTTTCGGCACTGGCCGAAGGACTGAGGACGATCCCAACATCGTCCGACAGGCCATCAGCAGCAAGTGGGCCAAGGGAAGCTCAGGGCCAGCGGGAGACGAGCACCACAATCTTGTCGCCACGCTCAACAGCGGAGGCAATGCCGGCGGGTTCAGGACGGAGCCGGGAGAGCACCTCGTCGCCTTCGAATCCCGATTCGCCAGAAACGGACGGGGAGCGCCCGAGTCCATCGTTCCACCACTCAAAGCCGAGTCGGGACAGACCGGAAAAGGAGACGCCAGTCCCTTACTCTGTGCGCCGACTTACCCCAGTGGAGTGCGAGATTCTGCAAGGCTTCCCCTCGGGTTGGACAGTGCCCGGTATCGAGCTTTAGGAAATGCGGTGACGGTGTCGGTGGCCCATTGGATAGCAGAGAGGATTATTGCTTATGAAACCAAAACTTCGTGACTTGAACTTCCGCCACTCGGGAGACGTCGACGACTATGCCGGCCGTTCCACCACCGAGGCGCGGCAGTTCGCGATCCTCGCCATCTGGGCGGTGATCTGGGTGCTGGCGGCCATCTGCCTGGTGCTGGTGGCATTTCGGGTGCGGTCATGAGTGACGAACTGGAACGGCCAGTGGTGCGGATTCTGATCGATTCCGATTTATACGATCTACGCAGGGAGCCCCTCAAGCTCGGGGAGGTCCGAGAGGCAATTAAGCAGTTGCAGGAACTCTGTGAGGCTATGGAATTACAGATCGGAACCTATAAGATCACGATCGAGGCGCTGGCGCCCGGGGCGAAAGTATGAAACGTACATCCTACTATTGCCCATCCTGCCCCGTCGATCTGTCTGAGCTCAACCTGTTCGAACGCCTCGCCCACCTGCGCTACCACGAGAACGGGCCGACGTGGAAGCCTCAGCCCAGCCAGGACGTCAAGCCGGATCCGGCGGGGGACATCAACGAGTCGCGCCGAGAGACCCAACAGACACATATCGGATGGAGGATGCATTAGTGTACCGAACGCTCGACGCTTCATTCTGGACCGATCCGAAGGTCCGCAATTTGAATCCAGCTGGAAAGCTGGCGCTGCTTTACCTGATCACGAATCCACACAGTCACGTCTCGGGAATCTACGTACTCCCGCGGGCATACGCTATCCACGACACGGGGCTGGATGGTCCTACCCTGGATACCCTATACGATACCCTATCCAAGCTAGGAATCGGTAGTTTCGACCGGGACAACGAGGTGGTTTGGGTGGTGAACATGCTCTCCTACCAAGGCCGAGGCGAAAAGAACCTCCGCAGCGCGGCAAACCAGCTGTCCACACTCCATAACTCCAGTATCATCACTGACTTCCTGATTCGGTATCCCAAGGTTAAGCAATACGTTGCCGATACGGTATTGGATAGGGTATCCGCAGTTGGCACTCCGAACAGGAACAGGAACAGAACAGGAACAGAAGGGGAGAGGGAGGGGGATCCGGGGGAACCGGAAACAAACCCAGCCCTCCTGCGTTTGGTCGATGGATTCCTCAAGACCGATGTGAAAGTCCCGTTCATCACGGCCACTGAAATCGTGGAGAGGGAGCGCGCGGTCTTCGCTCCCGTGGATGGAACATTGCCCGCTCCAGCCGGATTACAGCCTGAGGTCGGCAAGAAGCGGGTCCGGCAGATACCGGAGGATTTCAAAGTCACGACAGTCATGCGGGAATGGGCAGCCAGCCAGGACCTGCACGTCGATCTGGATCTCGAGACCGCCCGCATGATCGACCACTTCAAGGCCAACGGGGAACCGAAGGCGGACTGGATCGCCACCTGGCGGAACTGGATCCGGCGGGCGCCGCAGTTCAACGGCAACGGGAATGGGAACGGCCGTAAGGATCAGACCAAGGCTCCTGCCATCGAGCATCCCGACCATGAGGCACACCCCACACATTTCTGCTCCGACTGCAACGAGGCCCATGCCTGGACGTGTGAGAACTTCGGTCAGCCCGTCCGGTGTGGCAGTCCCACGCACAGCGCCTGTCCCAAATTCGCAGCGAGGTTTAGACGATGATTATCCAATTCACCATGCCCGGCGATGTTCCCAGCTTGAAAAACTCCAACGGCATGAACCGCCGCGGTCAACGCTTCGACAACGACGAAGTCAGGGCCTACAAGCTGGATTTCTTCTACAAGGTGGCCAGAGAATTTCGGAATAAGAACCTTGGCAACAAGGCAGGGCTTCTCGGCTGCATCATCCGCATCTACCACCGGGACTGGCGCCGGGACGCCGACGTCGAAATCATCTACGACTGCCTGCAAACCGCCGGCGTCGTGCTCAACGATCGATGGATTCGTAACAAGCTCGTGCTCGGAGACCTGCTCGACGCGGAGAATCCTCGTGCCGAAATCACACTCTTCACTCTGGGAGATCCCGATGTATTCACGCATATCACGAACACTCTTGCTTCTCAGTTTTTTGGCCACATCCTGCGTTACCTTACGCCTCAGGAGTTCGACGGTAGCCTCGCCCAGCGGCCATCCGGACCAGGCCCTGATGGAACGCTCCCAACTGGCAAACGTCCACGCCAACGTCGTGGCGTTCGACGCCTACCTGAAGGGGCTTAAGCCGGGAACCGGTGTCGATCCAGCCCAGAACCGGGCACTACAGGTGGCCGTGGCTTCGTTCCAGCAAGCCAACACGGCGCTTTCGGACTTCGACACGGCGGTCAGGACGTTCGGGAACTGGAAGGCCTGTCTCCGGGCGCTACAGCCCAAAGTCGACAAAGCGGTCCTCGATGGGGCCGTTTTGGATAGGATGCGGCCATGACATGGACAATTCAGGAATACAGGGAGCAACGCAACGCGGCACTACTGTCTCTTGACGAAAATATCATTCGAGACCACTTGTTCAAATTCGGCTTTCCGGTACCATCCAATACAGAAGCCTTTTGGTTGGGTATACACAAAGCAATCACAGCCTGTACCGATCTTCCGATTGAGTTTCGAAAGCAAAGTGCGCAGTGGCTATTTGACCACGGTTCTACGCCATGGGACGGGTGGACACTGTGAATACCATCACCGTCGTGCTCGAAGAACAACCTGATGGCCACGTCATCCTGCGGACCGAACCCCGGGAGGCCCTCAGCGTCATCCTGGCCAAGGCCGCACATCTCGAGGATCTCAGCCTCATCGAGATCGCTCTGATTAACTTCATGGTCGAACTACGGAGGCATGGAAAGTGATGCATTACCGAGACTTACCACCATTACCGCCAGTGCGGTGGAGACGTCAAATTCCCGATGGCCATGTCTGCCGTTTGTGCGGTAGCGAGTTCCATCGATTCGCCTGTCCTGCTGGTGGAATTGCCGGGCGTTATCTCACGAACATATCGATTCCGCGGGAGCATTTTCTCAGCACGATGTTTGTGCGGAGGATGCCCACTGAGGAATCTGATCGATATCATGTGTAGTGCGCTGGAGGAACTGCCTCCGTTCACCACAATGAATGAGATGATCTATCGCGCACAACGCGTGCGCGTGGAGGATTTGTGAAGAAAAAGGTTCGAATGAACTGGAAAAGGGAATTTGAGGATCTCGAGCTTAGAATGAAGCACAACAGCCAGATTGATCGTCGTCGCGTCGAAAAGATGCATCGCCGGGCATTGCTTTCTGAGCAACTAAGCGTCAGGCTCTACAGGGTTCTGCTCGATAGTTCGCAGACGGTTCGTGGTGGTGTTCAATGGTGCCGTGAATGTGGTAGTAGTGCTGTGGTGTCGGAGCGGTACCGCATGCTGCATGAGGACCATTGCAAGGTGGGAACTCTGGAATTGGCTGTGAACTCGATGTGTACGCGAGGCATTGAGGTGTGATCGTCCGCGGGAAACGGATCCCGCACCAACTGAAAGGAAACTATGAGTTTTAAGTCAAAGTTCGCGGAAGTTCTGATGGGCTTCGATAAGGCGCTGGCTCAAGTCAATCCACTGTTCGCGATGGCGGCGCCACTGATCGCTGCAATCGATCCGAAGGCGGCTCCCGTCTTGAGCAAGGTGGGTGGTGGTATCGATTCCATGATCGGGATCGTGGCCAACATCGAAGCAGTGAAACTGTCGGTGCCGGGCATGACGGGACCACAAGCTGCGGTGGCTGCTGCTCCTCAGATCGCCCAAGTGGTGCTGGCGTCGTTGACGTTAGCTGGCAAGTCTCCCAAGGACAAGGAACTGTTTAAGGCCCAGTCCGCGCAGCTGGCCGGACTGATCAACGATATCGCCAATAACTTCGAGTAACGGGAGCGGGAGCGCGAGGCCAAGGCTCCCTCTTTTTGGAGGTGCATAAATGGCCGGCATGCCCAAACGCCGCGCGCGCAAGGAGCGTTCGAAGTCTTTCACCGAACTGAACAATGCTCTGGAAATCATCTGCATGCACATCGCCAGTGCGGGCAACCTGGTGACGTTCTGCCAGATGCACGATATTCACTACGGTACGGTCTTGGCCTGGATCCAGTCCGACGAGAAGCGGCAGGAGCAATTCACCAAGGCGATGAATGCCCGGGAGCAGCACGCCAAGGAATTCGTGCTGCGTGAACTGATCGAACATCGCCAGGCTGATCTGCTCGACGCGTTCAACGAGGACGGCGCGATGAAGCAGCTATCCGACATTCCCGTGGGACTGCGCCGGCTGATCTCCAGCCTTAAGGTGGAGGAGCTCTTTGAGGACGTCGAGGAACCGATGGATCCCAAGAATCCCAAATCTCCCAAGGTCAAGAAGCGCGTGCTGATTGGGTATCTCAAAGAGATCAAGGTCATGGACAAGGCACGCACCAATGAGACACTCGCCCGGCATCTGAAGATGCTCACCGACAAGCTGAGTGTGGGTGTGGACCTGACCACTGAGGAGGTCGTCGAGAAGTCATGGCGCACCAATCAGGTTAAGAAGTCTTGACCGCTGCCGAGATCATCTGCAATTGGCGTGAGAATCCCCTCTCGTTCGCTTACGAAGAACTGAAATTCACTCCCGACAAGTGGCAGGAGGAGGCCCTGCGCGTATTCCCTTCGCAGGACGCCGACAAGATGCGGCTGAGTCTGCAGGCCTGCACGGGGCCGGGCAAGACCGCGGTGATGGCCATTATGGTCCTAAACTTCATGGCCTGCTATGCCCGCAAGAATGAACACCCGAAGGGATTGTGCGTCTCGATCACCCAGGACAACCTGCGTGCCAACCTGTGGCCGGAACTGGCGAACTGGCAGAACAGATCAGAGTATCTGAAGCGCAAATTCGTCTGGGGCAAGGAACGGTTCTACAACGTCGACCACCCCGAGACGTACTTCATGGAGGCACGGACGTGGTCCAAGAAGGCTGACAAGGAGGCCCAGGGCCGCACACTCTCAGGCCTCCACGCGCCGTTCGTGCTGGTGGTGATGGATGAAGCGGGTGACATTCCCGTGCCGATCCTGAGATCCGCAGAGCAGATCTTTTCCACGTCGTTTGAGTGGGCGAAGATTCTCATGGGCGGCAATCCCACATCACTGGAAGGCTGTCTCTACCATGCGGCCAGCCATGCGCGGAAACACTGGTACATCATCCGAGTTACGGGAGATCCCAACGATCCGATGCGATCACCGCGCGTCAACCTGGCCAACGCGAAACTCCAGATTGAAACCTACGGCCGGGACAATCCCTGGATCAAGGCCACAATCCTTGGGCAGTTCCCGGATGCTTCGATCAACGCCCTACTCGGCATTGAGGACGTTCAGGCGGCTATCGATCGCGTGATTGAACCGCATCTCTACGAATGGGCAGAGAAGCGGCTCGGTGTGGACGTGGCGCGATTCGGTGACGATCGCTCGGTGATCTTCCCGCGGCAGGGTCTCTACTGTCCTCCACGCCCAGTGCCGATGCGGAATGCCGATACCGTGGCGATTGCGGCCCGGGTGGCGGGGGCAGTGGCGAAGTGGGGTGGCGGCCATCGATCTCTGGTTCCGATCTTCATCGACGACACGGGTCACTGGGGTCATGGTGTGTTCGATATCCTGAACAACGGCGGGTACACTGCCTTTCCGATCACCTACCATGCGCCGGCGACCGATCATCGGTTCAAGAACGTCACCACCGAGATGGCATTCCGCAAGGCGGACTGGGTTAAGAAGGGTGGCAAGCTGCCCAACATCCCAGAGCTCGTGACCGAACTGACTGCCCGTACTTACACGATTCTCGGCGGCAAGCTGGTGCTGGAAGACAAGGGGCTGGTGAAAGCCAGGCTCGGGTATTCGCCGGACTATGACGACGCATTGAACAACACGTTCTTTCTGCCTGATGCTCCGATGGAACAGTATCCTGGAGAATTGGGCCAGAGCTCTGTGGCCAAACACGATTTCGACCCCAACGCCGGGTAGTGTCAAAAATAAATCATACAATCCCTTGACTGTGGAAAACTCTTGTGTCAAGTTCCGCGCATGCCTGTTGCGGAAAAGACACGTATTCAGACCAAATTTGCACGGGAGCCATTCGCATCGTTCTTCGAAGAGGCCAAGCCTCTATTGGTCCAGCATTTCGAAGAGATCTCCGCATTCCAAGACATTCCTCTCGATCCCAACATCGAACGCTACCTGGAGATGGATGGGGAGGGGCTTCTTCGGATTTACACTGCTCGTCAAGACGGCCTGCTGATTGGCTATGCCGTCTTCTGCATGGCATATAACCTGCACTACCGCAGCAGCCTGCAGGCCCACCAAGATGTGCTCTTCGTGCATCCGTCTTTCCGAAACTTCCGAAATGCTTACCGGCTGATCAAGCACACCGAGATCGCGCTGCGTGAGGAGGGTGTCCAGATAGTGACACACCATTCCAAGCTGGCTCACCCGGCGTTGCACGCGATCCTGCATCTGATGGGATACGTGGACCTGGATATCACCCAAGGAAAGCGCCTCGATCTGTGAGCCAGACTGTGGCAGTGGTCTTCGGTGGTGCTAAAGCGAATGCGCCAGGGAAACATCCGCTCATTCGAGACGTCGGAGTGGTGGCGGCTGGCGTGGGCGCCGGGCTGCTGCTCAACAAGCTACTGGCAGGGGGTGTCCCGAAGCCACCAGCGACCACCCCTCCTGCGGCTCCCACTGTGCCAAAGCCTCCCACGACAGTGGCGGCGCCGGATCTCACCGCAGGAACCAAGGGGCCTGGTGTTAAGACAGGCCGTAATTCCACGATCATGACGAGTCCATCCGGGCTCGGATCGATTTCTCAATCCAACGTGCAGACTAAGACTCTGCTGGGGCTCTAAGTGAAACTGGCTTCATACCGGGACGTCGCGGATAAGACCACGGGACTCACCAAACGTGAGAAGTACGGCATCATGCAGGCCGAGATGCTCAACGACCGCTCGACGTTCCGAGTTCACTGGTCGGAACTGGCCAAGATGGTCTCGCCGCGGCGCACTCGCTGGTTCGTGGATGACAAAAACAAGGGTGACCGCCGGAACCAGAACATCATCGATACCACCGCCACTCTGTCACTGCGAACTCTGAAAGCAGGAATGCATGCCGGCATGACGTCTCCGGCGCGGCCCTGGATGAAGCTGACGATCCTCGATCAGGATATGGCCAAGTACGGTCCTGTCAAAAGCTGGTTGCACGAGGTCACGCGTAGAATGCTGGCGGTGTTCGCCAAGTCGAACATCTACAACGTGATGCCCATGATGTATGGGGACGCGGGATTGTTTGCATCAGCGGCCGTGGGCATTCTCGAAGATGAGGAGTCGGTACTCCGCGCCTATTCCTATCCGATCGGATCCTTTGCCATGGCATTGAATGAGCGCGGCCTGGTGAACACGTTCTATCGGGAATACCCGATGACGGTGTTTCAGCTGGTCGAGAAGTTCGGTGTGATTCCGGGAACCAACGATATCGACTGGAGGAACCTGTCACAGACGGTCAAGACACTCTGGGATCGAGGGCAGTACGGTACCAATGTGCCGGTCGATTGGATGGTGACGCCGAACATGGATTACAACCCGCGCATGCTCTCCGGGAAGTACAAGAAGTTCGCGTCCTGTTGGTATGAGCAAGGGTGCAACGAAGGAAAGTTCCTTCGAGAGCAGGGCTTTGATGAGTTCCCGATCATCGCGCCGCGGTGGGACGTTACCGGTGAGGACACCTATGGCACGGACTGTCCGGGCATGTCGACACTCGGCGCCATCAAGGGCCTGCAGCAAGCGAAAAAAGAGGGAGGCAAGGCCCTGGCGAAGATGGTTTCGCCAGCACTCCAGGCTCCCGTCGAATTGAAACAGTCGTCCATCTCAATGCTGCCCGGCAACATCACGTACACTGCGGACGGTCCCGGCCGTCAGGGTATTCGGCCTCTGCACGAGGTCAACGTGGCGCTGGACAAACTCGAGTTGTGGAATCAGCAGGACCGCGACCAGATCAAGGATGGGTTCCTCGTGAACTTCTTCCTCTCGATGCTTTCCACAGAACGCGGTGAGATGACGGCCACTGAGGTGGAACAGCGCGCGCAGGAGCGGTCTCTGATCCTCGGGCCCACTTACGAGCGGTTCAACGATGAAGGGTTCGATCCACTTGTCGATCGCACGTTCGCGATCATGGATCGACGGGGATTCATTCCCGATGCGCCTCCTGAGCTCCATGGCGTCTCGCTCAAGGTCGAGTACACCTCGATTATGGCCACCGCCCAGCGCCTCAGTGGCATTGTCGGCGTCGACCGCCTGCTGACGACCGTGGTGAACGCGGCGCCGGTGTTCCCCGATGCACGGCACTACGTGGATATCGGTGCTGCCATTGAGGAGATTGGCGATATCCTCGACATCAATCCCAAGATTCTGGTCGATCCCGATGTCGCCGCCCAGAGCATTGCTCAGGAGCAACAGATGCTCCAACAGCAGCACGCCGCGGATGTCGCGGCGAAGTATGCGGGATCCGCCAAGGATCTCAGCCAATCCCCAACCACTGGAGACAATGCTCTGGCGCAACTGGTCACGGGCATTCGAGGTATCCAATGATCAAACTCAAGAATAAGTTTCTCCTGTATAAGTTTCTCCTGTATCTGTTGCTCGGCTTGCCTTTGCTGGCAGGACTGGGCCAAACCGCTTACGCGCAGACCTGCTCGGTGTCGAGTTCCAAGACAGCGGCCGGCGTGGGCACAACCGCCTGCTTTGTGAAGGCGGGCAATCAGCTGGTGATGTCCATCACCGGGACGTGGGTGGCCACCAACCAGATCCAGATGAGCGTAGACGGCCAGGTGACCTGGCGCGTGGTCGGCCCCAATTACACGGCCAACGTGCAGGTCAAGACCGGTGTTCAGCAGCGGGATGTCTGGTTCCGCTGGTTCCCCTCGGCGTTCACGTCCGGGACGATCGCCTACACCCTGGCGGATCTCTCGCTTCATACCGGCAAGTACGCTTACACCAACGTGCCCTTGGCATTCCCTTACACCGCAAATGGGGCGTCGGCAGCGTTCTCGGTGACGCTGGAACCGATCACCGACGTCTACGTTCAGACTGTCTGCCATGCCACTGCGATTGGCTATCTGGTCGGAACCACGGGTGGAACCACCAAGGTCATCGCGATCCTTCGGGATAGCAAGGGTGAGTTGCTCGGCAATTCGCTGGTCGCGGGTACGACCTTGGGAACGGCCAGCACCATCCAGGAGTTGAGTCTTCTGGTTCCCGTCGATCTTCCCGCTGGGCGGTATTACGTTTCCTTCCAGGGAGATGCGGTCACCGGGCACCTGCAGAAGATGGCGACGTCCACGTTCGTCGACGTCACGGCCTCAGAGTTGACGTCGGTATTCGGAACCATTCCGCGGTTCATTGCGCCACCCACGACATTCACGGCGGCCAAGGGACCATTCGCGTTCATTCGTTGCACGAGCTAAGGAGGGACTGTGAGCGGCAGGGATAACGGTGACAACGCAGCAGACCGGAACCGAGTTGAAGCCAAGCGGGATGTGTCCGAACGACATTCCGAGGTTTCTCTTGCGGCCTGGCGTGAGTCTGCCGCCCTTGCAGCATGCCGCAAAGCACTATGGGAGGTTCTGGTCTACTGCAAAACGTTTAATTCTGTCGTGGATCCGGAGGCGAACATGACCTTCGTCAACGCCGGCAAGCAGGACGTGGGCCACTTCATCATGGCAAAGATCGCGGAGGCCGATCCTCAGCGTCTGTTCCAGATGATGACCGAGGCCCAGCAGGACGAGAAACGCCAGAAGCTGGAGCACAAAGCAGCCCAAAGGACAGCCAAGGAGAAATCCGAGGCTGAAGACAATTCATGAAAGGAATTCTATGAGCACGATCACACCACCGCCCGAGGCGCCTCCCGTAGAGACGCCTCCGGTAGTAACTCCTCCAGTGACGCCTCCCGCGGGAACACCGCCGGCGGCGCCGCCATCGGGGACTCCACCGGCAGCACCGATTGTTTATGACCTGAAGATTCCCGAGGGTTCTCGGGCGATCCAGGCCGACGTGGACCAGATCCTTGCCTTTGCGAAGGAGAAGAATCTGCCCAACGATCAGGCTGTCCTGCTTCTCGACCAGCGCCATGCGGCCTACGAGGCTGCGGAAGTGCGGGCCAAAGAAGTGACCGACGCCAATATTGCGCTCTGGCAGGAACAACTGAAGGCCGACCAGACTCTGGGCGGCGCCAAGTATGCCGAGACCAGCATTGCCGTCAAGACCGTACTGGACCGAGTTCTGCCCGAATCCACGCCCTTTGGTAAGGAGTTGCGCGAGAGTCCCGCTTATGCGGCGATCTCGGCGTATCCGCCACTGGTTGCGGCATTCGCGGCACTGGCACAAATCATGAAAGAAGACAAGGGTCTGGGTGGTGCTCCTCCTGCCGGAGGGGGTGGCGAGGGCACACCGAAGTCTGACGAGGCGATCTTCTTTCCTAACCGAGTCTAAGGAGTCCCCTCATGACAGTATTGAATTCTGCTTATCCGACGCTGCTGGACCAGGCCAAAACCCTGGATCCCAATGGCAGCACCGCTCGATTCGTCGAGCTTCTCAAGGCCAGCAATCCGATTCTCGAAGACATGGTGGCGATCGAGGGCAACCTGCCCGGCGGCCATCGTTCGACGGTCGAGACGTCTTTGCCTCCCGCTTACTGGCGTTCGTACAATCAGGGTGTGATTCCCGGCAAGGGAACCACGGCCCAGATTGATGAGCAGGCCGCGATGCTCGAAGCCTGGACCATCATCGATGCCAAGCTGGCCAACTTCGGTGGCAACAAGGCCCAGTTCAGCATGCAGAAGGGACGCATGCAGCTGGAAGGCATGAATCAGGAGATGGCCTCCACCCTGATCTACGGAAACGCGGGAGTGTCGCCCAGTGAATTCACCGGCTTTATGCCGCGCATGTCTTCGCTGACGGCTGGCAATTCCCAGAACGTGATCAATGCCGGCGGAACCGGCGGTGACAACGCGTCGATCCTCGTCATCCGATGGGGCGATGGTGTTCACGGGTTCTTCCCGAAGGGATCCTCGGCCGGCGTCAAGCATTTCGACCTGGGCGAACAGATGGTCCAGAACGCTAACGGCGTCACGGGCGCGCTGATGAAGGCTTTGGTCGATCAGTGGACCTGGGACATCGGTCTGGCCACTCCGGACTGGCGCCACATGGTTCGCATCTGCAACATCGATGTGTCGAACCTGACCAGCAACACGACTCCCGCGGATCTGATCGAACTGCTGGAGCATGCGCTGGAATGCCTGCCCTTGGGAGACGGCCGTGACGTGATCTACATGAACCGCACGGTGGGCCGATTCCTTCGCAAACAGGTCCGTGAAAATGTGACCTCAGGCGGCGGCTTGACGTTCGATAACGTGGCGGGCAAGCGCGTCATGTTCTTCGACGATGTGCCGGTACGCCGTCTAGATTGCATGCTGAACGCGGAGACTGTCGTCACCTAGACGTGGTCGGTAACAGCCTGAACTCCCCTCCGATGTGGAGGGGAGACCCAATCTCAAATCTCTAAGGAGTAACGACCATGTTGAAAGATATCCTGCTTCAAGTCGCAACCGCGCAAGCCATCACCGTCGACACGCCACTGTTGGGCATCATCGATCTGGAAGATCTGGCACTGGCCCGCCACATTGGAACGGGTGAGCCGATGTGCTTTGCCATCAGTGTCGCGGTGGCCGCCGATCACACGTCCGGCACTGAGACCTACACGTTCATCCTGCAGCAATCGGATAACGCGGATCTCTCCAGTGCGGACAGCATTCTCCAGCGCACGATCGATTACACCGATCTGGCTCTGGGCCATCTGGAGTACATCCCGATTCCTCCGGGCTGGCCTCGCAAGCGTTATCTCGGCATCTATGCCGATGTGAGCGCCAGCGACACGCCAACGGTTACCTTGAACTGCTGGCTGACGCTGCAGTCCATGATCGAGGATCGTCAGTATTTCCATACTGCATCCGCGATTCTGTAAGGGTTTCGTCCAGGCCTTCTCCTTTCACCTGGGCGGATGGCAGGGGCGGCACTCTCCCTTCCGGAGTGCCGCTCCTCGTTAACTGAGGACTCGAGATGCCACTGACCTTAGACAAAGCTCCAGTGACCCGTCCGTTCTTTCCGGATCAACCGGCGAACACGGTGGTGGAGTCTGTCCCGTGGGAGGTGTGGTTCCGGCAGCTGAAGCGGAAGTTCGACACGGTGGCTTCGGCCACAGTAGCGGCCACACAGGTCATTCGTGAGGGCAGCCACTCGGGCCGTGTGGCGCTGAATCCTGCCGACTATCCTCACACGCTATATATCGAAACAGATCGCAACCGGATCGTGTACGAGTCCGATGGAGCTCACTGGCACTGGTTTGCCGGGACGATGGCGACCACGCTGGGAGTGGGTATTGCTCTGCTCGGCGCCACTCTCGGGAGCTTCGACACGGGTCTGCTGGCCTACGATGCGGCTTACGATCGCACTTTCAAATGGACGGGCTTGGTGTTTCTGGAGATCAACGCGCGCGACCGCTCGATCCATATGTGTGCTGAGACTCCAGAGTCCGCGGGGTATGCACTTTGTGATGGCTCCTCCGTCACACGGTCGAGGCCGGATGGATCAACGTACAGTTGGGCCACGCCAAATCTGTCCGGCCTTTATCCGAAGTTCGGGAGTGCCTACACGGGAATGCCCAATGCGGCTGTACCTCCGACAATCCACGCCTCGATTCCCGCCGGCACTCTCACGCACCACCATGCGGTCGATATCGATTCGGGTGACGCCAAGGATGATGGCGGTGATCCCTGGAAAGTGATCTACACCGGAGATCTGACGCACCGGCACAACATCAGCGACCAGCTGACGGGCCCGGCGTTTGATGACATGGAAGCACCGTGGTCATTTACCGGGGCCATCTCGGGATCTGGCACTGGCACACTGGGTGGTTCGGCCACCATCGGCGGATCTGCGGTTCTGCCGGCGCATTCCCACATCACGGGATCCAACGTCGGGATCCAGAACCCGGAGCTCGACGGGGAGCCGTGGGTTCCCGTCCTGGGCGCGGATGTTTCGGGTTCGATTTCGGGAGCTACCGATAGCGTCGACATCTCGCACGGCCATTCGTTTTCTGCAGCTGGCGGTACAGACGCATCTCCAGGCGGTCTGGTGATGGCTCCGCTCTTCGAATACCCCACTGCTGAAGTGGCGCTCGTGCATACTCACGGTTTTACAGTTTCAGGTTTCACCGACGCGGGCGGTGGTTCTCACGCTCACGCGGTCGGTGGCAGCTTCGCAGGATCCGGCCCAGTGACCGGAGCGTCCGGTGTCTGGATTCACTCGCACTTCGTCGAGGGCCACACCGATGGGATCTATGGTGGATCTCCAGTGCCAATCGACATTTCCGGCATCACGGTCGACACCTCGGGGTTGACGGTCGACGTCAGTGACTTCGTTTTCACTGCGGCGGATTCGGTCGACCACCATCACCACATGACGGGAGAAACCGAGACCGGCATGGATGAATTCTCGCTCGACGGAGCTCCGCATCACCACAACACCACCGGGGACACCGCGGACTCTGTCCAGGCATCTCCGATTGCACTGACGGCCACTGCCGACGCCGATGCTCAAATGGCCAACATGATCCTGAAGGGGTATATCAGCTTATGAATATCAAACGATTACTTGCGGTTCTGTTTGTTGTGGGGCTGCTGCCTCTTGCCGGATTCGGCCAGACCACCGGAGTGGTGGATAACGTCCCGATCGTGAGTCCATCGGCTTACCACATCTCGATACCCTCGATGCAGGGTGTGGGCAAATCGCAGTGGTACCGGGTCAACCAATATGGCGTGTACGAGCATGAACTGAACTGCAGCCTGAGTGGAACGCTTTCCGTGCTCTCGATCAATCTGGAGGGATCCAACGACCAGACCGATGCGGGAGCCACGGTCATCGGTTCATCCACCGATACCACTGGCTGCCATGTGACTGGCTCTGGGAACTACTCTTACGTGCGAGTCAACATCACGGCCTCGACAGGAACGGGCCGGGTATTTCCGGCCTGGACGGGAACGACTGCCAACGGAACCGGTGGTGGGGGAGGTGGTGGCGGGGGTGGTGACGTCAACATCACCCAGATCAATGGGAACACGGTCAACCGCGGCTTGGGTGCGGCGGGTACGGGAACGATACGCGTAGCGACAGCCTCAGATTCATCCATTGCAACAGTGGGTGCAGTCACGGCGATCACGAACGCGTTGCCGGCCGGAACCAACGTCATCGGCCACGTCATCACCGATCTCGGTTCTGTAGCAGCAATCACGGGCGCGAAGGGCAACAACACTGCTATTCCCAGCACTACCAATCTCGGAACGCTGCCATGCGTGGCAACGACCGCGGCGCCGACCTACACCAATACGTACCAGGTGGCCTGCTCGACGGATCTCGCGGGAGCCATGCGGGTCAGCGTCGTCTCTGGATCCGCCGGCAACGGAGCGGCCTCTCCCACGGCATCAGCCGTTCCTTCCGATGCCGACTACCAGGGCATCAATGTCGGTGGCACCTTGCGCGGCCAGACGGGCACCAACACCAGCGGCTCGATCTATGCGGCGGACGTGAACATCGCGGCGGCTCCGGCGATGGTGTACAACGCCACGCAGCCCACAAAAACGGACGGACAGACGTTCCCAGACTTCCAGTTGACCAACCGCGGTGAATTGAAAGTGGCGCCGGGCGTCTCGGGCTTTGCAGTGACCTCCACGTCCAGCATCACCGACTGCGCGACAGAAACGACGGTGTGCAGTGCGCCCGTGCCCATTGGGGCGGTGTATTACAGTTCGCCCACGGCTCTCACCAATGGCCAGGTGGCGTATCCCTTGCTCGACACCGACCATCGCCTGACGACCAACATCGGCAAGATCAATGGCGTGACGCCACTGATGGGAGCGGGCAACACGGGCACAGGTTCGCTGCGGGTGACGGTGGCCAGCGACCAGGTGACGATCCCGGTCACGATCCTGCCCGCGGCGACCTCTGGCTGGTCTTCCATCAACGCGACGGCGGCGGATAGCGGGGTTCCTTGCACCAGCACGCCTGAGCCTATCAAAGCCTCACAGGGCGTATTTGGTGGCTACTTCATCACCAACCCGAACACTGCGGATATGTGGGTTCACATCTACAACGTGGCGTACGGCTCGGTCACGGTGGGCACGACCGTTCCTCAACTGTCGTTTCGGATTCCAGGCAATTCGACAGAATCACGGGCGGCCAATCTGGAGATCTCGCAGGGCATTCAGTTCTCAGCGGCGATGAGTTACGCCTGCACGACTTCGGCGGCGGCAAACGGTAATCCGTCGACGGCCTTGGAAGCGGACTTCTTTTACAGGTAGGAGACTATGAAACGAATTGCACTTCTGATCCTGATCCTGGCTTACGGTGTGCCGGCGTGGGCTGCAGCACCGGCAGTTGTCCAGTGCAAGGCGACGGATGACTTCACGAATTCGATAAGCGTCTCCTTCGACTCCACTCCCACAGTGGGGCATCATTTGATTGCCGGTGTCGCGGGATCGAGGGCGAGTATAGATGGCTCTACTGCATCGTTTGCTTCCATTTCAGATAATCAAGGAGGTGGTGCAAATACCTATCAGATCGACCTGAACCATCCCTACAATGATTTTAATAACCGTGCTCTACTCGGGTTTGCAAGCAGCAAGCTGGCGGTAGCCAGCGGAACGTTCACCGTCAGTATGAGCGTCACGGCAGACGGTGCGCTGTTCACAAATTACACAATCTGCGAGGTCAGTAATCTCGCGACGTCTGTATGGTTTGATGGTTCTGCGGTGTGCGATACCGATGCCTCGGCCAGCTGCACGGCGACTCGTGGTGCAGGGAATACAACAAACAATGCTTTTGTTCTCGCACTTTTGAACGGACAGACGGACACCGTGGCTGGAGATCCGACATCGGGATACACCAGCCTGGAACTGAATAACGGAGGGTTTCTCATTGAATCCACGGCCTACAAGATTCTAACTTCGACTGAGACGACGTCCGCGACGTGGACGGGAACGACGCCTCCAACCTACCTGGTAACCTCGGGTCTGGCGGTTTACAAAGGAATCGATTCTGCGCCGCCGCCTTCCGATTCCACCTCGCTACTCACGGGGGTCAACTGATGCTGAAGCGCGGACTACTTGTCGTGGCGTTCCTGCTCTGCGCGGTCCCTGCGTTCGCGACACGAACCTTCTATGTGAGCACTTCCGGCAGTGACTCCAATGATGGATTAACTCACGGGACGGCCTGGAGATGGGCTCCCGGATTCATAGAAGCGACTGGAGTTCCTGCGGCATTAACACCGGCGGGAGATGACACCTACATTTTTAAGGGAGGAGAGACGTGGTTGGGGATTCTACAGCCCTCCTTCAACGGAACATCCGGTCACCCCATTATCTATAGCTCTGGGGATCATTCGTGGTTTGCGGGAGGCTCATGGGTTAAGCCAATCTGGTCGGTGAACTATGTGGCTTCCTATGTGACGAAGTTTTCTGCAAACCACTACTTCGCGATCGATGGAATCGAGATGTCCTACATCATGGCGGCCACGCCTGATGAAGGGGGCATCATCGAGTTATACACTTCGCACCACATCGCGATGAGCAATCTCTATATTCATGGATGGCAGATGCCAGGCTCTGGGCCACGAACAGATGGGGCGCACGGCGGCATCGTTGTCTATAGCTACGATGACGTGGCCGCGGATGCTCCTACGGTCACACTGACGGACAGCGTTATCGAAAACTCAGAAAACACGGGATCCAATACCCAGACTGGACTCGCGGCGCGTTTTATTGGGGTGATGACACGGGTCACCATTCACGACGTCCATTGCGCCGTCTTGTTCACAATCGACTGGAACTATGGCTACCAGTACAACATTGGGTATCCTGGAGGCAACGTGTCTCCTGGAGCCGAACCGTTCCATGGCAACGGCGTCTATATGGATCCGTCAACGCTGGGGCAATCCACGGGCTACATCCGCAATTCGAGATTCCGGGATGTGTCGAGCAATTCCCAGATGGCCTATCCGAATATCCGGGCTGGGGCCACCGCTTACGTGTACAACAACATCTTCTCTGGGAACATTTCCAGTCAAGGTCCGATCCATGTTGATCCTTACAACTACTGCACCGGGTCGATGCACGTTCTGCCGTGTGAAGGTCCGGGAAACGCGGTCATCCTAAACAACGTAGCCTATATCTACGCGACTGAGGAAGACACCAATGAGATGATCCGGATCGGGGATCGATCGGGCGCAAGCACGGGCCCTCAACTTGTCGGCAACCTGACCGCTAATAATAACCAAGTCATCGGCCCATCGGGAACGGTTCTACTGAGTCGGCCGGATCTGATCTCGGGCACCTACACGCATCTCACCAACCTCATCCAGACGTCCGCTCAGGCGACCATGCAGGGCTATGACGAAGCGCACTTGTGGGCTCCACAGAATGGTTCGGGAGATACGGTCGACACGGGCACGGATGAGTCTGGCACGTTTACCAACACGATCGATGGGACGACGCGCACGGGGACATTCGACATCGGTCCACACGAATGGGTGCCGGCGGTGAATCCCAGCGGCGCGAACCGCGAAAGGATGCACGGACATTGAGAAAGCTCCTCGCCCTCCTGCTCTTCGCGGTGACGCTGCAGGTGTGCCTGGGTAGGACTCCGTCGACCTTTATCGTGGCAAAGACGGGCAACGATACCACCGGCAATGGTAGTCTCAGCACTCCTTGGCTCACCATCAACAAGTGCAAGGATTCAGTGCAACCGGGAGACACCTGTTATATCCGAACAGGGACGTACAACGGCGGCATCGAGCTAGGTGCCAATATTGGTTATGGCGGATCGACCTCGGGAACGTCTTGGGGGAATCCCAACACTCTCGCAGCATTTCCTGGCGAAGAGGGGACCGTCATTTTAACCAATGATGGATACGACCAGATCCTGGACTTCTCCGGTGGAGTGTACGGTACTTCGCACTATGAGCAGTATTGGATCATTCGGGATCTGATCTTCGACGGGTCCACTGGAACGGGTGATCACTGCGAAGTTCAGCGCACCTGCACGGGTCTGATCAATGGTGGTGGCGACCATATCAAATTCATCAATATCGTGCTGCGGCATTCCCCTGAGAACGGAATCATTTTCGACGGCGACTACTGGGAGTTCCTGAACGTCGACATCAGCGGGATCGGCGATGTCCTGGCGCCGACCGACACCTCGCATGGCATCTATTGGCACGGGAACAACAGCACACTGATCGGCGGGCGCATTCATGACAATACGGGGTATGGAATCCAGATGTACAACGGTGGGAATCTGGTATCCCATAACGTGGTGACGGGAGTGCGCCTGGATCACAATTACACAGGCCACCTATTCACACATCAGCATGGTGGTGGTGGTATCGTCATGGGCAGTGGGTCGGATAACCATGTGATCGAGTCGATCATCGACCACAATTTCGGCAACGGTGCCGATATCGACTACCGATGCGGCCTTTATAGCGATGGTTCAGTTCCGGATTTTGCGAATCCTTGCGGCGCACGCAACAACACCCTTGCGTTCAACGAGCAGTCTGCGGTGTCGCTGGGTTATAACAACGGTACTTCTCCAGCCGATTGTGTGGCATTTTTCG